CAATAAATGAACATCAAAAAAAGCCAAAAAACAGCGATGCATGCAATTATTCGTGATAACTCAAAAGTATTGATAACCTCTGTTATCAGGAATTATCGATAACAGAGGCTGGGACATCGAGCCGGAATCCGAAAACGCACAGCTTGCGCTTTTAGCCATCATGAACAACTTCAGATAAGAAAGCGCCGAGAGGGAGCCGGAAGGCTCCTTCTCTCGTACACACATGGTCTGGATCGCTTCGGCGGTCCTTTTTTGATACAGAATTTTACGGGAAAGGAGGTGCCTCTTATGGCGACCAGAGGAAGAAAGCCGACTCCTACGGCAATCAAGGAGCTGGAAGGAAATCCGGGAAAACGAAAACTGAATGAGAACGAGCCGAAGCCTGAGCGGAAAGCACCTGCCTGCCCGAAATGGCTCAGCAAAGATGCACGGAAGGAGTGGCACAGGCTCGCAAAAAAGATGGAGGCGATCGGTGTTCTGACAGAAGTCGATATGGCCGCCTTCGCAGCTTACTGCCAGTCCTACGCGAGATGGAAAGAAGCCGAGGAATTTATCACGGAACATGGCTCCCTCGTCCGGACGCCTTCCGGATACTGGCAGCAGGTTCCGCAAGTATCCATCGCGCAAACCTACATGAAACAGATGGGCAAGTTTGCTACCGAATTTGGTCTGACGCCGGCATCAAGATCGCGGCTGATCGCGGATGCAGGTGAAAAGAAGACGGGCGATGAAATGGAGGAGCTCTTAGGAGGTGATCCGTAATGGAGGAACATCCTGAGGATATGCCAAAGCTCACGGGCTATCAGCCAACCCGATTCATGCTGCCGACATCGCATTATGATGCGGCGAAGGCAGACCGGGCTGTAAAGTTTATCGAAATGCTCCGCCACACCAAAGGCAAGTGGGCCGGGAAACGTTTCTGGCTTCTGCCGTGGCAGGAGCAGATCATCCGGGATCTCTTCGGGATTGTAAAGCCGGATGACAAGCGGCAGTTTCGGACCGCCTATATCGAGATCGGAAAAAAGAACGGAAAGTCGGAGCTTGCTGCTGCGGTTGCTTTGTATCTTTTGTATGCAGATAACGAGCCATCCGCTGAAGTCTACGGTGCAGCTGCAGACCGGCAGCAGGCGTCCATCGTCTTTGATGTCGCCCACCAGATGGTGAACATGACACCCGCGCTTTTAAAGCGCTCTAAGATCATGGCTGCCAGTAAGCGGATTGTGAATTACAGCAATGCCGGATTCTACCAGGTTCTCTCGGCAGAGGTGGGAACGAAGCATGGTCTGAATGTCTCGGGTCTTGTGCTGGACGAGGTCCACGCACAGCCGACAAGAAAGCTATATGACGTTTTAACACAAGGCTCTGGTGATGCAAGAGAGCAGCCGCTGTACTTTTTGATTACGACTGCCGGAACCGATAAGAACTCGATCTGCTATGAGCTGCACCAGAAGGCAAAAGATATCCTCTCCGGTCAGAGAGTGGATCATACATTTTATCCAGTCGTCTATGGACTGGAAGAAGGAGAAGACTGGCACGATGAGAAGAACTGGTACAAAGCAAATCCGAGCCTCGGACAGACGATCGACATTGACCGTGTCCGGGAGCATTACCATGAGGCACTGGAAAATCCCGCAGAGGAAGCTGTGTTCAAGCAGCTGCGCTTAAACATGTGGGTGTCCAGTACGACCGCCTTCATCCCGGAGCAGGTCTTTGATCAGGGCAATCAGCCGATCGATCTGGACAGCCTTCGTGGCAGGGAGTGTTACGGCGGACTCGATCTCTCCAGCACCGGAGATATCACGGCACTGGTTCTGATGTTCCCTCCTCGCACCGAGGATGAGAAATACATCTGCCTGCCGTTCTTTTGGGTGCCGGAGGAGACAATCCCGATCAGGGTAAGACGTGCGTCGGTTCCTTATGATGTCTGGGTGAAGCAGGGATACATGAAGGCGACGGAAGGAAACGTGATTGACTACAACTTCATCGAGCAGTTCATTCTGGACCTGTATCAGATCTACAACATCCGGGAGATTGCGGTGGACCGCTGGAATGCCACCCAGCTCATCATCAATCTGGAAGGGGACGGCATGACGATGATTCCCTTCGGTCAGGGCTTTAAGGACATGAGCCCTCCGACCAAGGAATTCTACAAGCTGATGATGGAGGGAAAAATTATCCACGGCGGTAATCCGGTCCTCCGATGGATGGCGCTGAACGTGGTAGTGGATCGGGACGCAGCCGATAACATCAAGCCGACCAAGGCAAAGTCACCGGAAAAGATCGACGGCATTGTCGCGGCCATCATGGCGCTGGACCGCTGTGTCCGTCATGAGAATGAAGAGAGTGTTTACGACAGCCGAGGGCTGATCACATTTTGATGGAGGAAGCATAAATGGGTTTCAGAGATTTATTCCACAGAAGGAAGGCGAGAGCAGACCCTCAGGACTCGACCTCGGGCAGTGTGTATCGCGCTTATTACGGACACACCACAGCCGGGAAGACTGTGACGGAGCGAAGCTCCATGCAGGTCACTGCTGTGTATGCCTGCGTCCGGGTTCTGGCAGAAGCTGTGGCGAGCCTGCCGCTTCACCTGTACAGGGAGGAGAACGACAGCAAAGTGAAGGCAACGGATCATCCGCTGTATTTTTTACTCCACAGTGAACCGAATGAAGAGATGACGGCATACTCCTTCTGGGAAACCCTGATGACGCATCTCCTTTTGTGGGGAAACGCCTACGTTCAGATCATCCGAAACGGCAAGGGTGAGATTACTGCTCTGTATCCTCTGATGCCGAATCGTATGACCGTGGATCGGGATGAGACCGGACACATCTATTACCAGTATCTCTGGTCCAAGGGTGATGATGCACCGACCCTGAAGGAGACGATTGTGAAGCTGTCTCCTCACGAGGTGATGCAGATCCCGGGCCTCGGGTTTGATGGTCTGGTCGGATACAGTCCGATCGCAATGGCGAAAAATTCGATCGGCCTCTCGATGGCCTGTGAGGAATACGGCAGTAAGTTTTTCCAGAACGGAGCTGCTCCTTCCGGTGTTTTGGAGCATCCGGGAATCCTGAAGGATCCGGAAAAGGTACGGGACAGCTGGCAGGCAGCCTTCGGAGGCAGCCAGAATGCAGGAAAGGTAGCGGTGTTGGAAGAGGGAATGAAGTATTCGCCGATCTCCATCAATCCGCAGGAAGCACAGTTTTTGGACACCAGAAAGTTCCAGATTGATGAGATCGCACGAATCTTCCGCGTTCCTCCGCATATGATCGGAGATCTGGAGCACGCAACGTTCAGTAACATCGAGGAACAGTCGCTGGAATTCGTGACTTACAGTCTGCAGCCGTGGCTCACTCGAATCGAGTCGTCCATCTCCCGGTCACTCCTTACAAGGGAGGAGAAGATGGTCTATTACGCCAGATTCAATGTGGATGGACTGCTCCGCGGTAACTACGCCTCCAGGATGCAGGGCTATGCGACCGGCATCAGCAACGGATTCTTGTGCGTAAATGATGTGCGGCGATTGGAGAACATGGATCTTGTTCCGGATGAAGAGGGAGGCAACCTGTTTCTCGTGAACGGCAGCATGACGCCTTTGAAATCAGCAGGGGCAGCTTATCAGCAGAGCGGTTCGAATGGTGGTACGGATCCTCCTGAGCAGGAAGAGACTGATCCGAAACAGGAGCCGGAGAAAGATACCGAAAACAGAAAACCCCGCAGAAGGGGAAGGAGGAGCTAATGAACAAGTTTTGGAAGTGGGTGCGGAACAAGGCACCGGATGGTGAAGATCCAGGCCTTGCGGAACGCACTCTGTTTTTGAACGGAACAATCGCTTCTGAGAGCTGGTTTGACGATGACGTCACTCCGGCTCTTTTTAAGTCTGATCTGGATTCCGGGAAAGGACCGATCACGGTCTGGATCAACTCTCCCGGCGGCGATGTCTGGGCAGCGGCACAGATCTACAACATGCTGCTTTCCTATGGGGAGAAGGTCACAGTGAAGATCGACGGCCTTGCCGCATCGGCAGCATCAGTCATTGCAATGGCGGGAGATGAAGTGCTGGTAAGCCCGGTATCGATGCTGATGATCCATAACCCATCCACGATGGCGATGGGGGACAAGGACGACCTTGCGCAGGCGATTTCCATGCTGGATTCTGTGAAGGATTCGATCCTGAACGCCTATGTGAAGAAGACCGGTCTTTCCAAGAACAAGCTCTCAAAGCTCATGGATGATGAGACCTGGATGGACGCCAACAAGGCGGTCGAGCTTCATTTTGCAGACCGCGTGATGGAACGCCCGGATCTTTACCATGAAGACGAGCAGGAAAAGAAAGTGCCGGACGAGGGTGATCCGGATGAGAAAGAGCCGGAGGAATCCAAGGAACAGGAAGATCAGCCGGCACAGGAATCCGAGGATCCTGAGAAGAAGGACAAGGATCTGATCCACACAGGATTCCTTTATTCCAGTCGCCAGATGGAGGCTGACTTCACCAACAAGGTGAAGAAACACTACGCAGTAACCAGTAAAGCAGAGGAAGGCCGGAGCGTGGATGCTCTCATGGATCGTCTGAATCTGCTGCGCACAATGATGTGAGGAGGAAAACACATATGAACGTACAGGAGTTGATTGCAAAGAGAGCAAGAGCATGGGAGGCGGCGAAGTCCTTCCTCGAGGCTCACCGGGGAGAGAACGGTGTTCTCTCTGCTGCAGATGGGGAAACCTATGACCGGATGGAGAAGGAGATCACCGATCTTACTAAAGAGATCGACCGCCTGAACCGTCAGGCAGCCATTGAGGCACAGCTGAACCAGCCGACCTCTGCACCGCTTTCCAACATGCCGACCAGCACCGGCGAGAAGGTCAAGAAGGGCCGTGCTTCCGACCAGTATGCGAAGGACATGCTGACCGCCATGCGCACAAACTTCCATCAGGTATCTGACATCCTGCAGGAAGGCGTGGATGCTGATGGCGGTTACCTTGTCCCGGAGGAGTGGGATTCGAGACTGATCGATGTTCTGAATGAGGAGAACATCATGAGAGGCCTTGCCACCCAGATCACGACTTCCGGTGAGCACAAGATCAATATCGCCGGTGCCAAGCCTACGGCAGCATGGATCGAGGAGGGCGGTGCGCTCCAGTTTACAGATGCGAAGTTCGGTCAGAAGATTCTCGATGCCCACAAGCTGCACGTAGCGGTGAAGGTAACCGAGGAGCTGCTCTATGACTCCATGTTCGATCTTGCCAACTACATCACGACCCAGTTCGGTATTGCGATTGCAAATGCCGAGGAGGATGCCTTCCTGAACGGCGATGGCAAGGGCAAGCCGACCGGCCTTTTTGATGAGACGAACGGCGGCACCGTCGCAAAGACGCTCACCGGTACCAAGCTCGGGACCGATGATGTGCTGGATCTGGTCTACGCCCTGAAGCGTCCGTACCGGAAGAAGGCGTCGTTTATCATGAACGACCAGACCCTTGCAGCACTGCGGAAGCTCAAGGACAACAACGGAGCTTACATCTGGCAGCCGTCCTATCAGGCAGGTGAGCCGGACAGGCTCCTTGGTTATGCGGTCCACACCAGCGCCTTTGCACCGGAGCTTGCCGCTGGGAAGCCTGTGATGGCATTCGGTGACTACAGCTACTACAACATCGGCGATCGCGGCACCCGTTCCATGCAGGAGCTCCGCGAACTCTTCGCTGGAAACGGCATGATCGGCTATGTAGCGAAGGAGCGTGTCGATGGTCTTCTGGTGCTGCCGGAGGCCGTGCAGATCCTGAAGGCAGGAGCATCTGCCTGATCGATTGAAGGCAGCAATACAGTAACAAATGACGGGAGCTCAGAGTGTCAAAGCTCTGGGCTTACTTTCTGACTGGAGAGGAGAAAGCGATGCTGAAGCTGGAGGAAGCAAAGAAATATCTCCGGGTCGATTCCAACGATGAAGATGATCTGATCCAGCAGGAACTGGACGCGGCAGAGAGCCTTGTGGCATCCGTGCTCCGGAAGGACAGCCTCGCTGACGTGAGCAGCCCGATCACGGTGGTGGCGGTCCTTTATGCGCTGGCCTACCTCAATGAGCACCGCGAGGAAGCCGATCATCACGCACTTACAATCACGCTTCGGAACCTGCTCTTCGGCGAACGGGATCCGAAGTTCTGATGGAGGTGTGAGATGAATATCGCAGCAATGAATGTCCGGCTTACGATTCAGAAAAACGAGGTTGTGAAGGATAAGTACGGCAACCATACCAATGCGTGGACCGACTTCTACACCTGCTGGGCGACGCCGGTACAAAGCGGCGGCTCTGAGAAACTGGAAGCCGGGACCACAATCAGTACCGACGCGATCGACTTTACAGTACGGTACGCAAAGTGCCTCGAGGGACTCGATTCCACGAAGATCCGGATTCGGATGGGCGATGCGATCTACAACGTCACGACCATTGATCCGATGGGATTCCATCACCGGAGTCTGAAGTTCAAGTGTGAGAAGGTGAAACGATGAAGGTGAAAGTAGAAGATCTTGCAGCGACGGTCGAGAAAACGCTCTCGGATTATGCGGACGATGTGAATGACATCGTAAAACAGGAGATCAAGGATGCCGGGAAGGAAGCCGTAAAGGAACTGAAGGAAAAGTCACCGAAACGCACCGGAAAGTATGCGAAAGGCTGGCGTTCTACCGTTCAGAAGGAATCGGCAATCGGGGCTGAGGTGGTCGTTCACAACAAGATCTACGGACTCACGCACCTCCTGGAGAAAGGACACGCCAAGCGCGGCGGTGGGAGAGTCGAGGGCACTCCTCACATCGCTCCGGTCGAGGAAGAGATCACCGGAAAGCTGTCGGATGAGATTGAAAAGGAACTGAAGGGCTGAGACCGGGAGGAAGCAATGGATAAGATCATACAAATTCTGGAGGAGTTGGGACTTCCCTTTGCCTACGACCATTTTGCGGAGGGCGAGGGACCGGATCCTCCCTTCCTCTGTTTCCGCTGTCCGAATAGCGACAACTTCGCTGCGGATGGGACGGTGTATTTTCCAATCACGGAGATTGATATCGAGCTCTACACGGACAAGAAGGATCCGGAGACAGAAAAGAAACTGGAAGGTCTGCTCATTGGGAGCGGGATCTTCTTTGAAAAGACAGAGACCTGGATAGATTCTGAGAAGCTCTACGAGGTCCTGTATTCATTTGAACAGGAGGCCCGAAATGGCAAGTAAAAAGAATAAGGTCAAGTACAACCTGAAAAACGTACATTATGCCATCGCGACGATTGCGGAGGATGGGACCGCCACCTTTGCGGATCCGATTGCATGGCCCGGAGCCGTATCCCTCTCTCTGGATGCACAGGGAGACCAGACGATCTTCTGGGCGGATGGCGTGCAGTACTATGTCACGAATGCGAATAGCGGCTATAACGGAGACTTCGAGTCTGCGATGGTACCGGAGGACTTCCGGGAGAACGTGCTGGGAGAGATCAAGGATGGAAACGGGGTCTTGGTTGAAGATGCGGATGCCCAGCCCATTCACTTTGCACTGCTCTTTGAGTTTGACGGCGATGTGAATGAGATCCGTCACGTCATGTATAACTGCACGGCATCAAGACCTTCCGTGGCATCGTCTACGAAGGAGGACTCCATCGAGGTGCAGACCGAGAGCCTGACCATCAATGCCACCAGCATCAAGGATGCAACGCTTGGCAAGAACATCGTCAAAGCCCGTTCTGGTGCGGATACGGCGGATGCTACTTATCAGAATTGGTACAGCAAGGTCTACACACCTGCTGCGGCCAGTGCATCTACAAGCACAGCATCGACCAGCACGACGAGCACAACCACATCCAGTTCCAGTAAGTGATAAGGAGGAGAGCGTATGTATCAGGAAATTTCTCTCCGTCTTGTTGACGGGTCAGAGAAGAAGTTCCCGTTTCTCGCCACGGGGACCACGGCTTACAGATATAAACAGGTATTTCATCAGGATCTGATGATTCTTTTGAACAAGATGGAGAACAGCGAGGATGACCAGACCGATATGACAGTCGGTGATAAGCTGGCCTTCATTATGAACGCACAGGCTGAGAAGCTGGACATGAACAAGCTGAACGAGGACGCATTTCTTGAATGGGCGGACCAGTTTGATGGGGCAGAGCTCTTTTTGCACATGCAGGAATTTGTCACCCTTTATCTTGGATCGCGGAGGACAACTTCGAAACCAAAAAAAGAAGCCGCCCAACTGAAAGGGAAGTAAACACAGCCGTGTTTATGCTGCGTGCCAAGCAGCTGGGCTTTTCCCTTGCAGAACTCGACAGTGTAGAGGAAGGGCTCGTGATGGATATGATCATTGAATCCGGGAATGACCTCTGTGACGACGAGTACCGGCAAGTAGCAACGCAGCAGGATTTCGATTCATTTTGATTGAGCATCGGTGAATAGCCGGTGCTTTTTTCATGCCATGAAGGGAGGAGTAGTCTATGGCAGATCGTATTAAAGGCATAACCATTGAGCTGGACGGCGATACTACCAAGCTCTCCAATGCTCTGAAAGGTGTGAACAAGGAGATCAGGGATACTCAGTCGAACCTGAAGGACGTCAACAAGCTCCTGAAGATGGACCCGGGCAATGCGGATCTTCTTACGCAGAAGCAGAAATACCTTACCGACGCGATCGACGCGACAAAAAAGAAACTTGCCGAGGAGAAGGAAGCCCTCGCCCAGCTGAAGGCTGGCCCTCAGACGGAGGAGACGCAGAAGCAGCAGGAAGCGCTGACCCGGGAGATCGAAGCGACAAAGCAGTCCCTAGAAGGCCTCGAGGACGAGTATAAGAAGTTCGGCTCCGTCGCCGGACAGCAACTTCAGGCTGCCGGTGACAAGATGAAAGAAGTAGGCGGCAAGATCAGCGATGTTGGCGAAGGTCTGACAAAAGGCATCACTGTTCCGGTCGCAGCAGTCGGCGCAGCGTCGGTTGCTGCGTGGAAGGAGGTCGATGAGGCACTCGATACCGTCACTGAGAAAACCGGTGCAAGCGGGGCTGCCCTTGAAGACATGCAGAAGCGTGCCAAGTCGATCGCGGAAACCATCCCGACAGACTTTCAGACCGCAGGCGATGCCATCGGCGAGGTAAACACGAGATTCGGACTGACCGGGGACGCGCTGGAAGATCTTTCTACGAAGTTTGTGGAGTTTGCAACGCTGAATTCGACGGATGTATCGACCTCGGTTGATAACGTATCTTCCGTCCTCAATGCCTTCGGGCAGTCGTCGGATGATGCTGGGAACCTTCTTGATGCCTTGAACCAAGTCGGGCAGGCAACCGGTGTGTCGATGGACACGCTGTCGCAGGACCTTTCCAAGAATGCCGGACAGTTTCAGGCAATGGGACTTTCTGCGGAGCAGGCGGCAGGATTTATGGGCGCAGTTGAGATGTCGGGTCTTGATACCTCGACCATGCTCACCGGTCTTACCAAGGCGCAGAAGGTTGCAACGAAGAACGGGCAGTCCCTGAGTGATGCACTGAAGGACTTCTCGAAAACCATGAGCAGCAATGCCACGGATACCGAGAAGCTGCAGGCGGCATATGATCTCTTCGGTTCCCGTGCCGGTGGTGCGATCTACAACGCAGTCCAGAGCGGAAAGCTCTCCTTAAACGACCTCTCTACCACGCTCGGAGATTATGCCGGGTCGGTGGAGAACACTTTTAATGAGACGCTGGATCCTCTCGACCAGATAACGATTGTCATGAACAATCTGAAAGACCTTGGGGCAGAGATCGTGGACGCGTCTGCCCCTATGATCACCGAGGCCATGACTCAGATCAAGGATGTGGTGACTGCTTTGAAGAATGCATGGGATGGATTATCTCCAGGCATGCAGGAAGCAATCATCAAGGCAGCGCTGATTGCTGCGGCTGTCGGGCCTGTCGTGGTCGGTGTCGGCAAGGTGGTCTCTGCGGTCGGATCGGTCATCGGTGTCGTCGGAAAACTGGTCGGCTTTCTCTCCGGCACAGTGATTCCTGCGATTGGAGCGGTATCCGTTCCGATCCTTCCGATCATCGGAGTCATTGCGGCGGTGGTAGCTGCTGTGGTTGCGGTGATTGAGATTGTGAAGCACTGGGGAGAAATCTCTGAATGGTTCGGCGGTGTCTGGGAAACCGTGTGTTCTGGCGTGCAGTCGATCGGGGAAGGGCTCGGCAGTTTCTTTTCCGGCCTTTGGGATGGGATAAAGTCCACCACAGAGTCGGTCTGGAATGAAATCAGCAGTTTCTTCACCGGTCTGTGGGGTGGAATCAGCACTACGGCAACGACGGTCTTTACTGGCATTTCTGATTTCCTTGGTAATACGTGGTCGACCATCAGCTCTGCTGCATCGACAGCATGGAGCGGGATTACCACGACACTCTCCGGTGCATGGGATGGGATCAAGACAACAGCCGGTACTGCTTTTGATACCGTAAAGACCACCATCAGTACCGCATGGGAAACGGTCAAGACCAATACCGGTACAGCTTGGGATGCGATCCAGTCCTCGGTCGAGCAGCATGGCGGCGGGATCAAGGGAGTAATCGGAACTGCGGTCGATGCATATAAGTCAATCTGGGAGACTGGATTCTCGAAGATCAATGAATTAACAGGTGGGAAGCTCGGGGATGCCCTCTCTTCCGCACAGGGAAAGCTCGATTCAATCAAAGGGGCTTTCTCCTCGATGATTGAAAATGCCAAGAGCATCGTAAGCGGTGGTCTTGACCGCATCAAGGGTTTCTTTGCCGGGTGCCATCTGGAGCTTCCGAAGATTAAGCTTCCGCATTTCTCCATCAGCGGAAAGCTCTCCATTGATCCTCCGTCCATACCGCATTTATCTGTGGACTGGTACCGGAAAGCCATGGATGATGCCTACATCCTGAACAGTCCGACGATCTTCGGCGCTGCAGGAGGGAGACTTCTTGGTGGCGGTGAAGCGGGGCAGGAAGCGGTAGTTGGTACAGACAAGCTCGCAGAGATCGTACAGGGAGCTCTGGCAGGTGTCGGTGGCGGCGACATCATTATCCCGGTTTATATCGGGCAGGAGAGGATTGATGAGATCGTCGTCCGTGCCACCCAGCGGAGCAATTACCGGTCAGGAGGGCGATGATGCTTAGTGAATATCCAATCTACTTTGATGATGTAAAGCTCTTTCCACCATCGAAATGGGAAGAGAGTAGCAGCGTGGTCGAGAGTGTAAATCAGACCGAGGCAGGAACGGATCAGGTCATTGTCACAAGATATGACAAGCTGTCCGTCTCTGCCTCTTTTCAGTGTTCTGCAGGCTGGGCGTCAAAGTTTGCTGCTTTTCGTGATAAGGACAGTATTGAGGTGAAGCTCTATGATTTGAAGACACAAGGCTATAAGACGCGGCAGATGCGGATGCGGAATTTTAAACCGGGACTCGAGGAGCACTCGGAGAAGACAAAGGGAACGAATGGGCTCTACACGGTGAGCTTTGACCTTGAGGAATTCTAAGGAGGGAGGCGCTTCATGTACTCAGTAAGTGAACAATACAAGGCTGCCATGAAGCAGCCGGTCCAGAGATTCCGGATGACGGGAAAAGTCGGCAGGGCATCCTTTACAGATGACAACATTCTTTCAGGATCTTTTTCGATTACCAACCAGTGCTCGGATGACTCTTCTGTCCAGATCGGGCAGGTCTACATCGGGGAACTGGATGTGACGCTCATGAACGTAAACATTGCCCGGTATAGCTGGAAAGGTCAGGAGGTCGCACCAGTATTTGGCATGCGTCTGTCGGACGGAACCTACGAGGACGTGCCGCTTGGCATATTCACGATTGACTCCGCAAAGCATACCGCCTCCGGGGTAGTGATCAAGGCCTACGATCACATGGCAAAGTTTGATAAGAACTGCTCGGTTACTTCCATCAATGGCACGGCTTACAACCTGATGCTTACGGCTTGTACCGCCTGCGGTCTTGCCCTTGGCACCACGAGTGAAGAGTTCGCCGCAATGGCAAACGGATCAGATGAGCTTTCCCTTTACAGCGAGTCCGACATTGAAACCTGGAGGGACTTTGTCTCATGGGTCGCCGTATCGATTGCTGCAAACGTCTATGCAGGCCGGGATGGAAAGATTTATGCCCGGGCTTACGATCAGGCCGTAGTGGATGAGCTTGATACCGCTCATCGCTTTGCAGGATGTGAATTCTCTGATTTTACAACTCGCTACACCGGACTCTCCGTTGTGAACCTCGCCGGGAAGACCACATCTTATTATGCCCTCGATCCGGACGACGGTTTAACCTACAACATCGGTTCTGATCCCTTTCTCCAGTATGGCGTGGACGAGAAGAAGGATGCACAGAGAAACGCGATCCTGACCGCATTGTCACAGGTTGACTATGTGCCGTTCAAGGCAGAGCTGATCGGAAATCCCGCTTACGACCTCATGGACGTATTCCGCTTTTCTGATGGGCTTGCTGATAAGGACAAGCTCTTCTGCATGACGAAGTTCACGTTCAGCTACAATAAGTCCTTCACCATGCAGGGGGTAGGACAGGACCCGGCACTTGCATCAGCTAAATCTAAGACGGATAAGAACCTGCAGGGCATCCTGTCCTCAAATGAGAATCAGGATTACATCCGCTATTATGACTACCAGAACGCGGCGGACTACGACATCGCTGACACAGCTAAGGCGAAGATCATCGATATCCGCTATGTCACGGTAAAGGATACCCATATCGACTTCCATGCAGAGATCAAGCTGACGCTCGATACGACGGAAACGGAAGCAGAAGGCCTCCTGTCAGATACCGATGCGGTCATGACTGTTACCTACTACCTGAACGGGGAGGAAGTTAAGGACTACGTTCCGGTGGAAACTCTGCCGGATGGGACGCATCTCCTGCATCTTCTTTTTACATGGAACAGTACAGCGAATCTTACTGGAAACTTTGAAGTTTGGCTTTCAATGGCCGGTGGCAGATGCCATATCTCACGCGGAGATGCCAGAGCTTACGTGGCAGGACAGGGGCTGGCAGGAAACGGTGCTTGGGATGGAACGGTCACGGTTTTCGATACGGTCCCGGGCATGAACCTGTTTCCGGTGTACCGGGGCATTGATACTTCGGTGGACTTCAGCTTGTTTTCCCCGGGGATATATGGCTATTCCGACATCGTTCCTTCAATGTCTCTTACGAGCGTGCTGCGGCCAATCGCTGGGACCATCGGTCCGGTGAAGTTCCTGCACCGGTTTGATACGGAGCACCTTGACGTGGTCACCTACAACACGGATGAGATTGAAGTGAAGGATGGCGTATGGAAGCTGAAGGATGGAGTGACGATCGCGGAACTTGTGACAAAGGATTGTGAAGTGGAACAGGTTCTCAGTGCCGCATCGAACTGTGACAGCAACAACGTGAACTTCCTCGCCTCCTTCGATCATGGCGGCACCTGGTGGGAATACGCCAACGGATGGATCACACCGGATACCACGAAGGAGTCTTATGGCATGTTCGCCCCGGCAATGAAGGAGATCACAAAGGAACAGTGGGCCGTAAAGCTCACCGGTTCTATTCAGTTGAAGGCGATCATCCATGAGAAGGGAACACTTACGGATATCCAGATCTTTACGAAAGAGGTGGAAGAATGATCAAAGGACATACCAAAATCGAGCTCTTTAATGCCAAGACAGGAGAGCGTGAGTTCGAATATGAGAAGGACAACCTCGTCACGAACGCCGTGCAGGAGCTGATTGCTTTCCAAACCATGATCGGAAGACCGATGAACAATAATGTCTTTCCCATTGCGAAGAATGCCCTCGGCGGCATCCTGCTTTTTGACGGGAAGCTCACGGAGGATGTGAACAATACTAACTTTCCGACGGAGGCGAAGCTGGTCGGCTATGCTTCCCGGGATACCAACACCGATGACGCGATGAGAGGCTCCCTAAATGCGATAGAGACACATAAAACGGATACCGGCTATGTCTCCGTCTGGGATTTTGGCACCGCGCAGGCAAACGGAACTATCCAGTCGGTTGCCCTGACAAGCGCCTATGCCGGGGTGAATCCCTTCCAGAGACAGATTTGCGGGGACTTCTTCTGTGACATGGATACCATTGAAAGTAAGGAGCATAACGGGAGACCGTTCTTCGTTAAGGATGAGTTTGTCTATTGGCTGAATGCGGATGGTATCACGATCCAGCGCGGAAGGTTTGATCCCTATGCGGTGAAGGTGGCCGATCTGACCTATGGTTCCTTTACTCTTCCTTATGAGACCGTAACGACGCTGGAGCTTCCAGATTATAAAAGTTTTAGCAATATCGGGCCAGCAAAATACTGGATGCCCGGTACAGATGGCTACCTTTACCTCATCACCCAGAATAACCGCGTCAGCAGTTACACCTCCTATGGAAATACCTACTACAACTACTATTACGATGAGGGAAACGAGAAGGATGATGCGAAGCTCTACATTACGAAGTACAAGATGTCGGATCTATCTTTTGAGAAGCAGCCGGAGGAGGTGGTCACGCTTGCCGGAGTGCATCTGGCTTCGCGGAATGAGTATTCGATTGTCATCAACAAGGGGTACCTCTACGCCAAATCTTATGATGCACATAGTATCTACGTTGTGAACCTGTCCAACATGGTGGACATCAAAATCTTTTCCTTTGATAACAACGGAACATTCGATGGGATGACGCCGATGCTCTATAACGGCGGCGTTCAGTACCAGTATCAGTATCAGAAGGACGGAAACAATTATTACAGGACAGGCTTTCTGTATCCTGACGCTTCTCATTCCGAAGAAGCGGTTGACGGAGCTGCGATTGCGATTTCGCCAATCCTTTATTCCGATGGGAAGATCCTCGCAACCTACCATTACGATGGCTATTACGATAATGACCGGATCCGGACAGCGCTCCGATGTGCCTACCTCGGCACGATCAATAACCTGTCGTCCCCGGTAACAAAGAACGCTTCGCAGACCATGAAGATTACATACACGCTGACGGATAAGGAGGATGCATGAATAAGCAGTATGAAGTTCCCTACAACTTTTCCTATGACTTTGTGCCGAAGCTCTCCCGTAGACGAGAGCTTTTTCCATATATCCGCTGCATTTATCTTCCGGCATGGAGGGAGGATGCCACGAGTACAAGGCAGGACATTGAGAAAAGAGAGGAATACCCAAAGTCCTATGACGAGTATGTCCTGCGACTGAAATGTCTGCAGCAGCTCGGGCTTCCGCTCTGTGTGCTGATGCAGAGGAATGCGACATTAGATGCGCTGGAGAGGTATTACGACCTTGGTATCCGGATGTTTACAATTAGCGACGACTCACTTGCGATAGCGTCAAAGAGCAGACACCCGGACATTTCAGTCACGCTCTCTATTACCAGTGCTTTGACAGAATCGGATATCAAGAGCCGGGACCTCTCCATGTATGATCATATCGTGCTGTTTTTCTGGTTCTCCCGTTACCTCGACACAGTGAAGACTCTGCCAAAGAAGTATCGCTACATCCTGATTCCAAACACGGACTGCTATTGGAACTGCAGGTGGCACGATGCGCATTGGTTTGCCACAAACTGGGAAGCGGAGAGAGTAGCTACGAGCCAGTGCCGGAAGTGCATTCATGATATGCAGGATACTTCGTATGTCGAGCCAGAGAACCTTTCGTACTTTGATCCGTACATCGACTCTTATAAGCTGGTAGACCGTCTCAATACAACCGACCAGATCCTCTCAGATCTTGCGCGGTACACCTCCCGAAACGAGGGAGCCCAGAAACGGGAGGAGGCGTACTTCAATGTCGATTAAGAAGATCCAGTACGGAGGCGCTCACAAAGTGATCCAGCGGCTCTGTGAGGCGGTGAATCAGCTGATCACAGCAGAAGATGTGCTCTCGAAATTTGATGCGGATGGTGACGGGGTTGTCGACAATGCCGCCAAGGTGAATGGCCATACTGTGAAAAGCGATGTCCCGGCGGATGCAGTCTTTACCGATACGGCCTATGACGACTCTGAAATGAAAGCGGCGGTCAAGGCGAACACAGACGCTCTTGGAGGACATACGGTGAAAACTGATGTCCCGGAAGGTGCTGCCTTCACCGATACCACCTACACGTTTGAGCTGAGTGACGGAAAACTTACGATCCGGTCTTCAGCAGGGACAAAGCAGGTGCTGACTCTTCCGACCGCTTCATCCGGGGGATCCAGCGGAGATGTCACGGAGGTGACAAAGCCATCCTTTGACCACATCAAGAACGTCGCTGCCGTGACGAAGCTGGCTCTGGATGTCGATGATGGGAATGGATTCGTCACGTATAAGGCAAACAGTGCTGTTCACTTGAAGCGGTCTTCACTCACCAAGAGCGACCCGGATATCCGTCTGAAAGTTGCCGAGGTGCAGCTTTCGGACGGAACTCTGTCGACCGATATGGACACCTATAATGGGTTCCGGTTTTACGCGACAACAGGAAAGTGCATCGTGGATAACGGAGACAATGGTACAACGAGCTATCCGGATGCGGACCAGATAGGACACTTCAAGTTTGCTTCCGGGGTGGCCAATGATGAGACGACCCTGATGGCATACAATCAGGCAACGCTCAAGTACAAGTATCTCATGGTGTATGTAGAAGATTGATGAAGAGAGGTGATTCCATTGGTTGACTTTATCTTGAAATACTGGATTCAGGAGCTCTTCGCCTTGATTATTGCCATCATCACGTGGCTCTGGCGGGCACTGCTCCGGCGGAAACAGGAGAACGACGAAATCAAGGAAGGAATGATGGCATTGCTGCACGACCGTATTTATCAGGCCTGCAGTTTTTTTATCGCCCGGGGATGGTGCTCTCCGGAGGATCGGAGCAACCTCGAGTACCTGTACAAGCCATATAAGGCTCTCGGAGGCAATGGGACCGGTGAGTCCCTTTACAACAAGTGTCTGGAACTGCCAATAACGGCGGAGACAGGGAATGAGGAAAAAGAAAAAGGCTGACGCCAAGTCGCCGGAAATGTCCGCAAATGTCCAGGTGGCAGATGTGATACTGTAAAATCAGCAAAGAAAGATAGTGAAAGAGCCTCGTGCAGGACAAACCTCCTGTCCGGGGCTTTTTCTATGGAAGGAGGAATGA